TTCAATTGTGTATAAATTCAAATGAGACAGTTTGCAATGGAATATATATAAACCACAAAGGGCACGAATATAGTATAAATAAGCAATTCGAGAATGAACACAAAGCAATGGATTATTTATTTAATCTCAGGGATGATGAAGCCGAATTCTCAATAGTAATTAAGCGCAGTTTGTAAATCGAGTTTATATTATGGCAAAGCAAATCAAACTTAAAAATTCAATTATATATGACGGTCCATCAATGATTGACGGAAAACAAATAATTGTTGTATGCATTGTGAAATCAAACAATATTAAAACGGGAAATTTAATTCAGACGCATATTATCCGCGCTCATGTCAGCCCAATGCAGGCCAGCAAAACAGGCGCAGATTATTCTATATGCGGGGATTGCACCCACAGGGGTACACCCAGCACCAACCCAGACCGCAAGACAGCAGAAGGTAGAACATGCTATGTCAACCTAGGGCAGGGGCCTAATCAGGTGTACAAGGCATATGTCGCAGGAAAATATAACACCATCACAGCAGAACAAACCCAAGAACTCGCAAGGGGTAGAATGGTCAGACTAGGCACATATGGCGACCCGGCTGCAGTACCACAAAGCATATGGGACAACTTATTAATGCATAGCACAGGTCACACAGGATACACTCATCAGCACGGTATCAACCCAAATTACAAAAAGATGATGTATTCAGCAGACAGCATCAAAGATGCACAGCAGGCACACACCAAAGGATACAGAACTTTTAGGGTAATACCCGTTATTACATATGAAACCCAAGGGATGAATGCATTGTTGAAAAATGAAATATTATGTCCAGCTTCAAAAGAAAACGACAAAGGCATCACATGCAATGAATGCAAGCTTTGCACTGGCAGTATGAGCAAAGCAAAATCGATCGCCATAGTTGCACACGGTACAAGCAGGAACAAATTCAAAGGTGCAACAACATGATAATCAAACAGTTGTTCATTGTGCTAGTTAGCACATATGTAATATGTTGGGTTTGTATGATTTCAATTGTAATGTTGGAAATAGTTAAACATAAGATCAGACAATTAAAAAACAAGTAAACCGAAAAGAACCCTAGTGTAAATACTAGGGTTTTTTTTGGCCTATTATCCACTGATTAAATGACATTGATATGGCGGTGATAATGCAGTTGTTTTTCTTTTGTTTGCTTAAACGCAAAGCGAATGACAGTGCACAAAGGAAACCCAAGCAAAAACCACCGAAGATTATAACCACGAATTAAACAAAAAAAATTTTCTCTTCGTATATCTATCATTATTTATATTGACGTAAGTTTATTTTGATCATAGATAATAAACACATATTAAAAACAACGTAGATATTTTAGAATCGTATCGAATAGTCAATCAGGGTACGCAAGCTCCAACAAGCACTCAAGTCTTACTCTTAAAAATAACGTTTTTATCATCCGTAGATGCAACCCAAGTACATTTGCCTTAAACAACACCAGATCAATCACTCTTAACTGCAATTAGACAGCTCAACGTCCTCAACAGCATAGCTAAATCGATCGCTACAAGCTTTAAACAGCAACCAGCATAAGGTGTACCCAGAATACATAATAATCGCATACAAACCTTCTAATGACCTTGATATTTTAGCAATAAAAAAACCCCAAGGTCTTTCAACCAAGGGGCTATAAATTTAAAAAATAAATTAAGTTAAATAATCTTTTTCTTAGTACCAACTACTCTTTCTTTTGCTTTTGCTCGTTTTTCCTGCAGTTCTTGTCGTTTGTCTAATCTTTGAACGATTTCATCAGAATCAAACCAGAACTCTTTACCAATGAACAAATCTTCCAGTTCTTTCTCAGTTAGAAAGTCCTTGTAGACTTCACCCATTAGAGTACGAACTTGTTTATCTACGAAAGAAGCATGAGACATAACATCTGACTGCTTACCGAAAGCTCCGAAAGTAGCGCAATGAACCATCATACTAGCGTAAGGTGCTACACTGAGGCTTGGTGCTGCCAAAGCAATCATAGATGCTGCTGAAGCTGCTACACCCTCGATACTAGCATGAACTTCAGCTTCCGTGTTCTCAATGGCGTTAATGATAGCAACTGCACCGTCTAGCATACCACCGTAGCTATCTATGTTAAAAATCACCACATCACCTTCACTTAGTGAATCCATACCTTGGAGAACCGTTCGGTAGTACTTAGGTTCCCTGATACTTTCATCCAAGAAGATCTTAAGGATGCGGTTAGTCTTAATGCTTTCGAAATAAGGTAAATGACTTTGGAACATTCGAATACCATCTTCTACCATTTCATCTTCATCACTGATTTTGTTTTTAGACTTCAGATTTTTATATTTACTTAAATCGTGCATTGTTCACTCCTTTTACTTTGTTAGTAGATGTTACTGCAGTCGTTTCATCCAGTACACTGCTTTTGGTGTATTCTGCATCAATTTCATCTTCAAAAGCGATAACGAACTCTTTAGTCAATCCACTGCGAACAACGTGTTCTCTGTTGAATGTAGTGAAGCTGCAGTCACTAATATTGTACTTTATGCAGATTTTCTCCAAGTAAGTCAAACCATCCATACCTTTCTTATGATCGGTTTGTGGTCCTGTATTGTCACCGCAGAAGATAATCTGACTGTTTTTACCTACACGAGTAGTCAGTGCTTGAATCTCTGGTACAAATAAGTTTTGACTTTCATCTACTATGATTATACTTTCATTCCAGTTCCTACCTCTGATAGTCTCCAAGCTGCAGATTTCAATTGATTTATTCTTCATGTGAATCTCTGTAGTTGCTTTACCTAAGTAATCTTCAAAGTAATCAATCATCTGTTGGTAGAATGGAAGCAATTTCTCTTCTGCTGTACCGGGAAGGAAACCAATACTTCTACCAGCTAATGGTTGGTATGCACGAATTAGCACAACCTTCTTAACATCACTGAAATGAAGCTTTCTGGCAGCGTGATGAATAGCTAGCAATGTCTTACCAGTACCTGCACTACCACGAGCTACAACCAGTGTGTTGTACTTCATGGCTTCCTGCAACTCGGTCTGACGATCATTCAAAGGGTTTAGTACTGGAAACTGAGTTCTAGTAAACTTTTCTTTTAGTACACGATCTGTTTGTACTTTTTGGTTTCTTTTCATTATCGTCCTTTATTTAAAATTAAATAGCAACATCCTTTGGTTTGCGACCTCGTTTAACTTGAGCATTAGAATCAGTATTAATCTCGAATACAACTGCATCTGATTCTGGTAATTGCAGCACAACTGCTTTATCTTCAGCTTTAACCATTCCTGTAACTAACATACTTCCAAAAGCTGTAGGAAACAGTTCATTTGATTCAAAATCAAACCTCCAACCTTCAATTACACTCTGCTCAACAACCTGACAAAATTCAAATAAACTGTAAGTTTCAATTCGTTTAGTTTGCATATATCTCCTTAAGTAATTAATTAACCATAGACAAATTATAGCACGAATACACAGTATGTCAACATAAATATTTTACATAAGTAGTTGACAAACCAGAAAAAGTGTGCTACACTAAAGAAATACTAAGAGTTATATACTTAAGTTTATATGTAGGTTATTACCTAGATTAACCATCTGATGTTAATATCTAATGTTAACTACTGATGTTAACTACTGATGTACTAAATATTAAACAAATAAGATATATAAGATATAATAACTTAAGCTTATATGTAGATTGTTACTTATATTTTAACTTAAGTTATTATCTACGTAATTTTATTATCTTTTATGTTTTTCTATTGTTTAATCTCTTTTGCTTGAACTCAACCCGTTGGGGTGTCTTACAGACGGTTCAGATGATTCTTCAATTTGAATGTGCAAATCAAACGTCAAAACGTTCGTACAACGCACGTATAGGCATCAGACGGCGTTTGTTTGTACCAAGGCATAGCCACCTAGCTTGAAGGTATAAAAAACGCTTAGAAGGCTTCTAGTAGTCTTATCAGAATTGTACAAAAACTTTAGATAATTTATAATTAAAGGTCATGTTATGGAAATAAAAGAACTAATTGATTATGATATGTTAGATGGTTCCTTCTTTATACTAAAGAACAACTTAAGATACCGAAAGATATTTGCAAATGAAGATGGGTATCTAATATTCTATAGAAATGGTAAAAGAATTAAGTTAAAAGCTAATAAGCTTGTATTTAAATTAGTAAACAATATTGATGTTGTAAAGGATAAAGTACCATTGCATAAGAATTTAGATGAAACTGATTTTAGGTATTGTAATTTAGTGCTTATATCAAATAAGACGTATAATATAATAAAAGAAGCTCATAAGAACTTATCTGGTTATCTTAAAATAAAACCACATCCTAAAGATATGTTTTCATATTTATTAATATGGAAAGAAGATTCTAAGAACAGAACGTTAGTTGTGCAAGATGTAGTAATGGTAAAGAGAGCTTACAACAAACTTCAGCTTAAGTACGCTAAGATATTGAATAAGTATTGTGTATTCGATTGAACTTTGCACTTGAAAAAAGCAGATTGTTGTGCTATAATTAAGCATCCTTGCAAATTAAGAATAATAAACTCTGTAAATTGTTTCATTAAGCGAACCAAGTCTGCTTAGTTAAAACATAACTTAACCCTTCATGGATTCAACCTGTTTACTTTCTTCAAGCATAATACCTGTGCCAAACCAGTGCCCAGTGCTTGAATTTAGTCCACGCCAGATAAGTAACTGGCACTAATTTTACTTGATAAAAAGAATAAATAATATGAACTGTGTAAATTGCAACAAGTATTTTAAGATCAATGCGTTTGACAAAAGTAGCGAATGCGAAGAGTGCTTAGACCTTTCTTATGTAAATTCTGACTCAGAACTACAGGTTGACCTCAACTTGCTAATAAACCCTTCAGGGAAAACAGTACCTCTACTTTACCATGACCCTGAAGATGACTGCTGATAATAAGAGCTGAATTAGCTCATTTGGTAGAGCAACGCACTTGTAATGCGTAGGTGATGGGTTCGAATCCTATATTCAGCACCAAATATTCCACAGAACCCAAGCAGTGCACAAGTGCTGGATTGTTAATCAGGTGTGGAGCCAAGAACAACTACCTTAGTTGACCGTGACCCTCGGTTTAAGTGTCCATCGTGCCTTGAGGCGATGTAACAAGAGCATAGGAAGCTCTGCACGAGTTTGCCAAACCTTGTGACAAACGATAGCGTATTTTCTGCGGTAGTTACGAAAAGGCTACTCTGGAATCGTAACCAGAACTTATAAATAAGGAAAAATACTATGCCATTTATTAAAGGCCAATCAGGTAACTACGAAGGTAGACCAAAAGAAGATAAGAGCGTATTTGATAAACCAACCAACCGTGACCTTAAGGAGCGAGAGCTAATAATGCTGTTGCGTAAGATCAAACCTCATATTGCAGATGCCATAATTCAGGCGGCAAAGATCATGAAGAATGAAGAAGCTGGTCATCACAATCAATTGAAAGCTGCAACCATCCTTTTGGATAACTACCGTAAGTTGACTATGGATGTGTATGACGGTGAAGATATTGCAGGGAATACAGGTAAGCAAGTACAAGAGAATAACCCCAAACCTGCATTTAGTCTTACTGTATTAAATAGCAACAAGGAAGAATGAAGGATATAAAATGAGCGACAATAACATTGTATTTTCACCAGCATCAAAAGCTCAAGAGCAGTTTTTGAACAGCAATGCTGACATTACCTTCTACGGTGGTGCAGCAGGGGCTGGTAAATCACATTGTTTACTGGGTTCATTTTTAAAGTTCTGCCATCACCCAAGAACTCGTGGTGTAATCTTTCGCAGAACAACCAAGCAGATTTCAAATCCCGGTGGTTTATTCGATTCTGCCATTACGCTGTTTAAGCTGGTAGACCCAAAGCTTAGGATTAGAGTACGAGAGCTTGAGTTAATTTTCAGCAGTGGTGCCCAACTGAAATTCGGATACCTCGACAATGCTTCTGATAAATACTCCTATCAAGGTGCAGAGCTTACTTATATTGGTTTTGATGAGATTCAGCAACTGAGTGAGTCAAATGTAATGTACATGTTGTCTCGTTTGCGTTCAACTTCAGTTGATTACAAGAAACAGATTGTCGCTACAGGTAATCCTGATTATGACAGTTTCATACGCAATTGGGTAGAGTTTGCACTAGATGAGCGCGGAATACCAGTAAGAAAAGAAGTGTATCCTACGAGGTACATGATTCAGATTGAAGGCGGTAACCTGCAGTGGTCTAACACCAAAGAAGAATTAGAAGATCAGTTTGGTGCAGGTGATGATTCAGGTATTCTTTCTTTTACGTTCATTCCGGGAACTATCTACGATAACCCTCCTTTGATGAAAGCTGACCCTACTTATGTTAGCAAGTTAAAAGCTTTGCCTAGAGTAGAAATGGAAAGATTGCTTTTAGGCAGTTGGTATGCCCGTCAGCAATCCGCTGGTTTATGGAAACGGGAATGGGTCAATATGGTTGATTACCCTAATGCTAGAGCTACTAAAAGGATCAGAGCTTGGGATTTCGCTTTTAGCAAACCTTCCGAACAGTATCCAAACCCAGATTGGACTCGTGGAGTTCTAATATCAAAAGATAAGACAAGCATGTACACAGTAGAAGATGTTGTGTCCATAAGGGAAAGAGTGCATGAAGTTGAGAAGTTAATCTTTGAGACAGCTATGCGAGACGGTCAGGAAGTCACTGTATCAATCCCTATTGACCCCGCAGCAGCCGCTGGTGCATATGCCCGTGATTTGCAAAGAAAGCTTGCTGAGATGGGTTTTAACGTAAGACTGTCCAAGCCTGTGAAGTCAAAAGTAATCCGTTTTGCTCCTTTCTCAAGTATAACACAAGCAGGTTTCGTAAATGTAGTAACTGGGCATTGGAACACAGCTTTCTTTGATGAACTGGAAATATTCGATGGTGACCCTAAGAAGAAAGACGATCAGGTTGATTGTTGTTCTGACGCGATGCTGCTTTTGAATAAAGACATTCAATTACCAGTTTTCTCATTGCCGGACTTAAGCGGAGGCAACCCATTTGATGGTAACTCATCAGGTTCCAATATTCCAACTTTTAACAATTCATTAGTTTCATAATTAAAGGAGCCATTGATGGCAGCAAGTAAATCACAAAATAATTCGATAACAAAAGCAGCAGATGAGACTCCAGAGCGTTTTAAACTAGCTGAAGCAGGGTATCTGGGTTTAAACATATTCAATGGTGTTTCCAATGCAGAACTTAAGAGAGAATTGAACTTCCCAAATAGTATCAATACTTTTAAGCAGATGTCTTACCATAGTACTGTTAATTCCGCACTGACCTTGTATGACAACATGATTAACAAAGTTGATTGGTTGTTTAAACCAGTTGTTAACGCTACAGAACAAGAGAAAAAAGAAGCTGAAATCATAAATGAAATGATGAATGATCTTACAGATCAAACTTGGTCTGAGTTTATTTCGGAAGCTCTATCTGCAAATATGTATGGTTTTTCTGTTCATGAGAAAGTATATCGCAGAAGACTGAAGTCGAATGGTTCTAAGTTTGATGACGGTCTAATTGCTTGGAAAAAGCTACCAATCAGAAACCAAGAGACTATCGAGAAGTTTATCTTTACTGAAGATGGTAACGAAATCAAAGGTGTAAAGCAAAACCTTTCTGCCGTTTCAGATGTATACAATAGATACACAAGTCGTACAAACAATGAAGTTGTTTTACCCCGTAGCAAGGTAATGCTGTTTCGTGCAGGCAGACATAAAGGTGATCCTTTTGGTAAGTCAATGCTTCGTGATGCTTACTTAGCTTGGAGATTCTTGAGTGTAATTGAAGAGATTGAAGCAAATGGTGTAGCAAAGGACTTAGCTGGTTTACCAGTGCTTAAGTTACCACCGCAGTATCTTTCTTCTGACGCTTCACCAGATCAAAAAGCTATTCGTGCTTATTACGAGAACGTAATGCGTAACTTGCAGTTGAATCAGCAATCAGCTTTGATTCTACCACAAGCTCATGACCCTGATACAAAACAACCTCTTTTTGAACTTGAGTTGCTTTCGCTTAATGGTGGAAAAGCAATGGATACCTCCAGAATAAAAGAATACTACAAGAATCTGATATTGACATCTTTGTTTGCAGATATCTTAGTTATGGGTCAATCAGGTGGTGGTTCCAACGCTCTTGGTCAGATTAAGAACTCATTGTCTTCCACAGCAGCAGAATCAATGCTTAGGAAAATTCGTGATGTTATTAATGAGGATTTGATCAAGCAAACTTATGAACTAAACGGTTGGAATACTTCTCGCATGGGTCATATGGACTTTGACAACTTGCAGTCAGAAGATTTGGAAGCATTCTCTAAAGCTGTACAACGTTTTGCAAGTACTTCTGTTATTGAGATTGACAGAGCAGTTTTGAACAGAGTTCGTGAATCAATTGGTGTAGATTCTCTACCGCAAGATCAAGAGCCAAATCAAAAGTTGTTGCCTGAGATGACTTCACGGAGTGGTGATGGATTCAAAACAGCAGGAGAAGGTACATCTCTTTCACCTTCTGGTTCAGATACCAGTTCTGGTAACTTAGAAAATGCAGGATAAAGAAGCTGTTGTTTACTGGTTACATACTGTAGATTGCACTGATGTGTTCACACAAGGATACATTGGTGTAACTACCCGATCTGTGAAAATTAGGTTCAGAGAGCATATGAACAAATTTAGAAGTTCATATAATTCATACAATCCTTTACATCTTGCTTTTCTTAATGTTGGTTTACCAAACATAATTTTAAGTGAACTACATTCTTGTTTAGCTGAAGATGCTTACTGCATTGAGAAAATGTTCCGACCGTATGACGGTATTGGTTGGAATTCTGTACAAGGTGGTAAATTGTCACCTACTGTAATAGGTATGATCAAAAGGAAGAGAAATGGTGCAAGATTCTAATAAAAACAAATACTTGAATTAATACTGATTCTATGCTATAATAGTTTACAAATACCCCGGCTAAATGTCCGGGGTTATTGTTGTTTATAAAGGAGAGAACATGCATTGGTCTGCAGATAACACAACACCCGCTATTCAAAGTAAGTCCTTAAGTTTAAGGGAGTTATTTGCAAAAGTAGCGAATGCTTCTCTCGACAAGGGTCTGTCAAAAGAAGAATCTGTCTTTGCTGGCACAAGTGCTGTAAAAATAGAAGAGCGCAAGAACGAACCCGAAAAGCCAAAGAAGAGAAAAGTACCGTCTCACGTAGATTCTCTTAGAAGTTATACAAGCCCTTTTGAAATAGTAAGTCAAACTGTAGAAACCAAAGAGTTTGTTAGAAACTCAATTGTTGGTAAATCAGTGTTGCCTTTCAATAAAGAAAGAACTATTATAAGCGCAGATTTTAATGAAAAAAATCAGCTTGTTTTAACTTTCGACACTGGTGAAAAAATCACAACTAATACCCCAAATATTGAACAACATATTGATCAGTATTTAAACATAAACCCACAAGGAGTAACAATGGATGATGTAATTGCGTATAATCTCTTGTTTAACGAATAATGGCTAGAATAATATTAACACCTAAAGTCGCAAGGTTTGGAGTTTTGGCAGAGTTACCTTTAGCAGATGTCGCTACAACATGCACTGCTGTTTCGCCAAATTTCTACACAGTAAACCTCCCAGTATTGTCACCTTCAGTTTTTACTGGTGAGTTTATTATTATAAAGATCAGTCTTCAGAACGCAGTTGGTGCTACTCTCAGAACAGTTCGCATTGTGAAATCAGATGGTACTCCTTTGTTTACTTTTGCTCCTGTAAGTCAACCAGCACTACCTTCAGAATCAACAACTATCTATTCACAGAGATTTTTTGTAAAAGATGCTTCTGAATGGGAAAATGTATTTGTTCAGGTCGCTTCTAATGTAGCAGGAGATACTGTAATCGTCAAAGCGAACAGTCTTGTTTTTGCTTTTGCTGAGTTTTGTAATTTAGTTGATGAAAACTTCATTAGAAGAAACATAACTACTTTGTATTTTATGACTATGCAACCAGTGCAAGAAGCTATCCTCGGTAAAGTTGATTCTGCTACAGGAATCTCTTTTACTGAATTAAAAATCGATGGTTTAATATCCGGCTTGGAATGGAACACCAACTCAGGCAATACTTTATATTCTTGGAGTGGTTCATCAATAAGTATTGGAGAGTAAATGAGCAAAAAACAACTTACAGCAGTGCTGCAATTAATAGCTGAACTACAAGAAAAAGCTAGATTGCTACAAGAATCTGTTAATGCTGCAACTGGTCAATCAGTTGACGGGGGAACATATTAATAAATGAAATCAATTTATAATAGGAAATAAAAATGCAACCAGCAAATATTGATCTGGATGTTTACAAAGGTTCTAACTTTGTTAAATTAATCCAATGGAAGACAGGTACAACTCCTGTAGCAGTTAATCTTACTGGTTGTACTGCTAGAATGCAAATTAGAAAAGCTGTGAATGATGTGGCTATAATGGATACTCTTACTACTGAAAATGGAAAATTATCAATTCATGAACCTTTAGAAGGTAAGTTTAAAATTATAATTGCACCAGATGTTTCTAATAAATATACTTTTACAAGTGGTGTTTATGATTTAGAGATCGTTTTTTCAGATAACAGTGTAGTTAGAATAATTCAAGGTAGCGTAAGAGCATCACCGGAGGTAACAAGATGACCACAACTACAATTATAGAGAGTTGCGATATTGTAACCGTGATTACTGAGGGTGAACAAGGCCCACAAGGTGTATCGGGTGCTACACTTTTAAATCTACTATCAGATGTAGATTCTACTAATAAAACAGAAGGTTCTGTTCTGGTTTACTCTACTGCTGTTCAAAAATGGGTAGCAATAACTCAACTTGAAAACCAGATTATAGACTCTGGTCAGTATTAACTAAGGAATAAACAATGGCTTCTATTTTAAAAATTAAGCGTTCGGAAACGTCAGGTAATCCTGCTGTACTTGCACAAGGTGAATTTGCTTACTCAGCTTTGGCTGACAATGGTTCAAACGGTGGTGATCGTCTGTATATTGGTACGGGAACTGAAACATCAGGTAATGCTGTTAATCATTCCATAATTGGCGGTAAGTTCTTTACGGATAAATTAGATCACACTCTGGGTGTTCTAACTGCTTCATCAGCCTTGCTTGTTGATTCAGACGGTAAATTAGATAATCTTAAAATAGATAATATTGATATCGATGGCAACACTATTAGTTCAACAGACGCTAATGGTAACATCAATATTACACCCATTGGTTCTGGTAAGACAATAATTGCAAATATATTTACTGATGCCTCAACATCTTTAACTACTTTTGTTCAGGGGTTGACTGACAACGCTTCTACAGCAACTGCTTTACAAACTGCTCGCACAATTGCCATCAGCGGTGGAGTTACAGGTACTGCAACTAGTTTTAACGGTACATCTAATATTGCAATTGCTGTTACGCAAATAGATGTTGCTAACGCAAGTGTTGTTGGTGTTTTACCTGTATCTAATGGTGGTACTGGTTCATCTACTAGCACAGGTTCTGGTTCTGTCGTTCTTAGCGTATCTGCTGCTTTAACAGGTACTCCTACTGCACTTACTGCTGCAAGTGGAACAAACACTACACAACTAGCAACAACAGAGTTCGTTACAACTGCAGTAGATACTGCAAGAAGCGGCTTGGACGTAAAGGCTTCTGTGGTAGTTGCTACTACAGCAAACATTACCTTATCAGGTACAAAAACCGTTGATGGGGTTGCTCTTTCTGTTGGTGATAGAGTTTTGGTTAAAAATCAGACAACTGGTTCTGAAAACGGAATATACGTTGTTGCTTCTGGTGCGTGGTCAAGATCAGCAGACGCTGATTCTGATGTAGAAGTTACATCAGGAATGTTCACCTTTGTAGAACAAGGTACTGCAAATGCCGATTCTGGTTTTGTATTAAGCACAGATGGTGTTATTGCTGTTGGTACAACAGCTTTGGTTTTCGCTCAATTTAGTGGTGCAGGTCAAATTGTAGCTGGTTCCGGTTTAACAAAATCAGGAAACACTCTAAGTATTGATACTGGTTATGTTGGACAAACATCTATAACTACTCTCGGTACTGTAGCTAATGGTGTTTGGAATGGTACAGAAATCGCTGTTGCTAGCGGTGGTACAGGATTGACAGCAGTTGCTGCTCGTGCTATAATGTTTGGCAATGGTACTTCTGTACTTGGTGTTACATCAGCTTCATTAGTCGATGGTAGTTTCTTAAGAGAAGATGCAACTGGTAATCCTTACTTTTCAAACTCAATTGATGGTGGAACATATTAAAATCATTAAATGATTTGTGGGCAGTTTCTACTGCCCTTTCTTTTACCTTTATTAAGGATATCAAATGTCAAGTAAAATTATATTAAAGAAATCATCAGTAGTTGATAAGGTTCCTCTTATTAGTGATTTAGAATTTGGTGAACTGGCGCTTAACTATACTGACAGTAAGTTATACTTCAAAAAAGCAGATGGAGTAACAGTTGCTGGTTTTTCACTCGTAACTGGTACAAATACTGGTACAAATACTGGTGATCAAACGGCTTCAGAAATTCTAAACTTAATCAAAACAGTTGACGGTTCTGGGTCTGGTCTAGATGCTGATCTATTAGACGGACAGTCAGGCGCTTATTACGCAACTGCTGCTAGTGTTGGTAATGGTGCAATGACAGTTACCGCTGGTTCAGGTTTAACAGGTGGTGGTCAAGTTGGTACTGCTAATCAGAGTGGTGCTTCTGGTGTAACAATTAGCCATGCTGATACTAGTTCTCAAGTTAGTGTAAACAATACTGGTAGCACTGTAATTCAAGATATTACTCTTGATACTTATGGTCATGTGACGGGTCTGGCAAGTAAGGCTCTTAGCTATACTGACGTTGGTGCGCCCTCTACTACAGGCACTGGTGCTTCAGGTACATGGGGTATTAATGTAACGGGTGATGCCGCTTCATTGTCTGCGAACCTGCCAATAAGTCGCTTGAACAGTGGTACAAGTGCATCCTCATCTACATTCTGGAGAGGTGATGGCATTTGGTCAGATGGTGTATCGGGTCCAACAGGTGCTACTGGTGCTACAGGACCGCAAGGAACTCAAGGGAATACTGGCGCTACTGGTCCCACAGGTGCTACAGGTGCTGATTCAACTGTTGCTGGTCCACAAGGCGCTACAGGAGCTACAGGAGCTACAGGAGCTACAGGTGCTGATTCAACAGTTGCTGGTCCACAAGGCGATACAGGAGCTACAGGAGCTACAGGAGCTACAGGTGCTGATTCAACAGTTGCTGGTCCACAAGGTGCTACAGGGCCACAGGGAGCCACTGGTTCAACAGGAGCTACAGGTCCGGTTAATCCTAATGCCACAACGGCAGCCACGCTTCAAACGGCTCGCACAATTGGTGGGGTATCCTTCAACGGCTCTGCCAACATCAACTTGCCCGGCGTAAACAGCGCGGGTAACCAGAACACTAGCGGCAACGCAGCTACAGCGACCACTTTACAGACCGCTCGCACCATCAACGGCGTGTCGTTTAATGGTTCCGCCAACGTTACTGTTGAGCCTTATGTTGAAGACTCTGTTACCACAAGTGTTACCCGCTACATCACGTTTGTTGATGATTCGACTGCGGGGTACAAGCGACTGAATGAAGACGTGAATCTTTCTTATAACCCCGGCACAAATGTACTAACTGTCCCTACTGTTTCGGGCGCGTTGTCTGGTAACGCCACAACTGCTACCACTCTGCAAACGGCTCGTACAATTGGGGGTGTGTCCTTCAACGGCTCCGCTAACATCAACCTGCCCGGCGTAAATACCACAGGCAACCAGAACACAAGTGGTTCGTCTGCGTCCACTACGGGCAACGCAGCTACAGCGACCACTTTACAGACCGCTCGCACCATCAACGGCGTGTCGTTTAATGGTTCCTCCAACGTTACTGTTGTGGATGCTACCAAGCTCCCACTGGCTGGCGGGACTACAACAGGTACGATAAACGCACCTACCTTTAACGCTACGTCAACAACAAACGGCGGCTTCCAAGGTATTGATGCCGATTCAGCCACAACGCCTTCTTTCACTTGGACTGCTGATTTAAACACAGGCATGTATCGCCCAACGACTGATACTATTGGGTTTACTACTGGTGGCGTGCTTAGGTTAACAGTCGACAGTACGGGTATTACTTCTAGCGGCAACGTTACCGCTTACTCAGACGAGCGGTTGAAGAAAGACTGGGATGCAACTCCTACTGGGTTTATTAAAGCGCTTGTAGATAGTAAACACGGTACATACACTCGTATTGATAGCGGAGAACGTCAAGCTGGTGTATCAGCGCAAGACTTACAAAAAGCTTTTCCTGAATTAGTTTCGGTAGGTACAGATAGCGAGCAAACATTGTCGGTTGCCTATGGTAATGCAGCACTTCTAGCAGTTATCGAATTGGCTAAAGAAGTTGCTGAATTACGTGCAGAGATTAAAGCTCTAAAAGGAGGGATTTGATGTGTGAAGTAGTTCCTACTGCATCAATTGCTGATAGGTGTTAAACTGTTCGCTACGAAATGTTAGTACCTTTATTAGTTCAAGGTATTAAATAACTCAGAGTAGAAATCAATTTACTATCTAATTCGTAAAAACATATCAAGTGCTAATACAATTTGTTATTGCACTTGATTTTCTAATAAAAATATGATATAATAATACTTATATTGTGGTTAATGGGAATAATATGGAAACAATTGATAAAGCTAAAAGCTTTGCTCCCACAGAAGCAATGCGTAATAACGCTAGGAGAGGTCTGGCACTGCGAGAGAAATACAATCGAGGTGGTTTAGATGCTTCACAAGCTAATGCTGAAGGTGTTGGTTCTGGTGTGGCTAGAGCTAGAGACATTATAAATGGAAACCTTAGTTTGAATACTGTGAAACGCTCATATGCTTTCTTTAGTAGGCATGAAAAGAATTACGCACCTAAGAAGAAGATGCCAGATGGTGGACCTACAGCAGGAACCATTGCTTGGTTACTTTGGGGTGGTTCAGCAGGTTTAGCTTTCTCTAGGCGTGTGTTAAAAGAAGAAGACATTCTTAAGAGTTACATAAAAGAAATTACAGATGATGAGTTGGAATCAGAAGACGTTTTAATGGGAATGAAATTACCCGTTACAAAAGCAGTCGATGAAGAATTGAAACAAGCTACATTTATTGTAATGGTTCCAGAAGAAGTGGACGCTCATGGTGATATCACTAGTGAAGCAGAAGTTCGCAAAGCTTGTCATAATTTCAACAAGTATTCTATGAAAGCAAATCTATTTCATTTAGTTGAAACTGATACTTTTGAGTTCTGTGAAAGTTACTGCTGCCCTACAGATTTTGTTCTGGGTGATAAGATTGTAAAAAAAGGTACTTGGTTAGCAACTATTCAATCATTAGATGATGGTCTTTGGGAGTTAATTAAGTCTGGTGAAATCAATGGTCTGAGTATTGGTGCTTTAGCATCTGTCGAATCAATAGAAGAGGATGAATAATGGCAACACAACGAAAAGCTAAAAGAAAACTATCGGATATTAGTTTTGAAAAAGAAGGCGCTCACGTAGCCCTGACTTCTAAGTCACAAGGTGGCCCCGCAAATACACATGACTACGCTCTGGTATTAAAAGCAAATAACTTCAGTGAAGAATTCATAGAGAAAATGCAACAAGTTCGTGTAACAATGGAACTGCCTGATTTTCTGCAAAAGTTCTTCTCAGTGTACGGTAGTGATGCTGAAGTTCTTGCTCGCATGATGGGTTACGAACCAACACACACGATGCCTAATGGTGATGTTATGGCTGGTGAAACTCATGAAGATTACATTCAGTCTAAGTTAGAATCTTACGAGTTAATGAAGTCTGCTTATGATGCTGAGAGTCTTTCACAAGTTCTATCTGAGTTAGATGAAAGCGAATATTTATCAATGTTGAATGATCAAGCTTTGATCGAAAAAGCATTTGATAAATTAGAAAAAGCATATAAGCCCAAAGTTGGTGATATGGTGTCTTGGAATTCAAGTGGTGGTAAAGCCACGGGTAAGATTCAAGAGATAGTTAGAGAAGGTTCTTTGAAAGTTCCCGGTACTGACTTTACACTAAATGCTACTGCAGAGAATCCTGCTGCTTTGATACAAATTTATAGAGATGGTGAGCCAACCGAAACAGTTGTTGGTCACAGGGCTGGTACACTCAGTAAAGTACAGAAGTCTCTAGATAAAGAATCTGACCCTGCTGCTTCTGCAGACGGTAATGATGCCTCAACAAACGCTGGCGTTGAGAATATTGAAGGGGTATCTACCTCTGTTAACAAAGAAGAATTGGAGAAATCTAAGATGGAAGACGAAATTAAAATCGAAACCGTTGAAAAAGCTCAGTTTGAACTTGTGCAAAAAGCTCTAGATGAGCAAAAGGTACAACTACAAAAAGCTCTGGATACAATTGCTCTGTTTGAAGCTGAGAGAAAAGAAGCTATCAATAAGGCAAAAACTGAAAAAGTTAAATCTATCGTTAAAGACGATAGTAAGGTAGAAGCAATCGCTAAGGCTGCTCTATCATTAGAATCTGAAGATGATTTTACAGCGTTTCTCACAGCTATGCAAGCTTTGATGACTACTGTTGAAACATCTGAGATGTTCGTAGAAAAAGGTGTTTCAACGCAAGAAGAAACCGTTGTTAAAGAATCTGCTGTGGCAAAATTACTTAAAGCCAAGCAAGCACACAAGTAATATTAAAAGGAAAATAAAATGACTGTAATTGCCACTGAAGCAAAACGCATCTCCAACGTAGTTAAACAAGAACTATTCCCTGAGTCTGGCTACTGCCGCATTGCCGTGACATACAACGGCACTGCAGCTAGTTTGGTTCCCGGCACAGTGCTTGGTAAAGTAACTGCCGATGGTAAATACAAAGTTGCTATTCAAACTGCCTCCGATGGTTCACAAGTTGCTGATGCCATCGTATTGGTTGAAAAAACCACACTTCTAAACACTGACATCACAGTTCTTTGCCTCGTAAAAGGCCCAGCTATTGTATCTAAGGCAGGTCTAATCTTAGATGCTTCTTATGATCTGGATGCTGAAAAAGAAGCTGTGTACGCTGCATTAGTAGCTAAAGGTATTAACAGCAATGACGCTGTTTAATACCAATCAGATTATCGAACATAAAACAAGGAAAATATAATGCAAACTCGTAGTTTTGAAAAACCCTTTGAGCTAGTTGATTACACAGAAGAACTGCTCTTGGTACCTAACACATGGGGCTTGATCAACGAATTAGGTCTTTTTGGTGAAGAGGGCGTAGCCCAACACAGTGTTACAGTTGAGTCAAGTGACGGTACTTTAGGTTTAGTTACCGACAAGACCCGTGGCGAACGCAACAGTGTAAACAAAGGTGATACCCGTACATTGCGTTCATTCGCTATTCCACACTTCCCACTTGATGACGGTATCAAGCCAGAAGATGTACAAGGTAAACGTGCTTACGGTTCTGCTGATTTGGCTGAAACGGAAGCTGCTGTTATCGCTCGTAAACTGCAACGTATCCGCATGAATCACTCAGTGACTCTGGAAGCTGCTCGTGCACATGCTATTACAGCAGGTGCAATCTACGCTCCTAACGGTACTGTTGCTGGTAACTTCTACACCGACTTCGGCGTAACACGTAAAACCATTGACTTCTTGCTGGGTACATCAACTACTGACTTGAACGCTAAGTCAGAAGAAGGTATCGCACACATTCAAGACAATATCTTGAGTGGTGAAGTAGTTAACAACATCATCGTCCTGTGTTCAACAGGTTTCTTTGCTAAGTTGATTAACCATGCTACTGTTAAAGAAGCTTACAAGTACTACACTAGCACTCAAGAGCCATTGCGTAACCGTTTGGGTTCAGGCGTATACCGAAGATTCATCCACGGTGGCGTTGAGTACATTGAGTACCGTGGTTCATACAACGGTGCATTTTTGATTCCCGCTGGTGAGGCATACATGCTTCCAGTTGGTACTAACGACATGTTCAAGACTTACTTTAGCCCTGCTAACAAGTTCAGCCATGTCAACACCATTGGTGAGCAAGCTTATGTGTTCACTTACCGTGACCCTAAAGACAGTGAAATTTTGATCCAATCAGAAGCTAACTTCTTGAACTTGGTTCGCCGTCCTGCTGCTGTTATTCAGTTGACAACTTCTAACTAATAATTGCCCTTCGGGGCTTTTTGAAGTACCTTAGATACCTCTTAATTGAGGTGTCTAACATAAGTGTTATCTTATATCATTAATGATGTTATAATTTAATATTTATGTTAGATATAATAAAGGACATGTTATGACAATTCAAGCATTGAGAATAGAACTAGGAGATACGTCCGTAGAATTTCCTATTATGTCAGATGACGAGTATACATATTTCTTGGGTAAGCACGATTGGAATATCCAAAGAGCTTCTATGGATGCTGCCAAGAGCATCATGCTTAAGCTCTCTATGAGAACTGATGAAAGTGTTGACATCTTTTCTATCAAAGGCTCATCTGCTGCTAAGAACTACATGCAAGCTCTGCAGTTGTATATAAAGAATCCAAGTCTAAATTCATTATACGACAAAATACAAGGTTACGCTGGTGGTATCTCCAAAGCAGATATGTTAGCCAACGATTCTAATTTAGATAATAACAGTGTTGTGCAACCAGAGACTGAGATTTTTACTTATCGCCCTAGTGCATTTCGTATTTAAAGTAAGGTGATACTATGGATAAATACTTGGCAATTATAATAAGAGCAATTGCTCAACACGGTCAAACTTGTACATATACTGTAGTGACTGAAGGTGTTTATGATGTAGAAACATCAAGTACTGTCAATACAGAAACTAATTATTCTATCAAGATGTACAAGAAACATCTTCGTACCAATCAGTTTAACTTTCCAAGTTTAGTAGGTAGAGATGCTGCATTGTTCCATTTGGCAAATAACAGCTTGAGTTTCAAACCTGCTGTTAAAGATAAAATTACTGTTGACGCTATTGTTTACACAGTAGATTCAATTACGGAACATTCTGCCAATGGTCTTGTGATACTATATAAGATACTGACTGTAAAAGGTTAGTATGTTTATATCCTCCGATACTTCAAAGTTAGAAGAAAGTCTAAAGAAGTTCCATGAAGAAGCTGTTCGTAAACTAAAGGGGATGGTTCAGAAGTTTACTTATACAATAGCATGGACAGCTATGGATAATACACCAATAGGTGATTCTGAGAAATGGCAAAGTCTGTATCTCTTAAGGCAAAAGAAAATAGGTCTGGAACCAATAGAAGGTTTTGCAAAAGGTTCTTGGAGAGTGTCAACAGATGGTACTTTGGAAATGCAAACACTTTATGGCCCAAGTTCAGACGAAATGGCACTTACTCTTGTCAAGGCTGATATGATGGAGTATAAGTTGGGTGACACAGTTATGATTAGTAACTTTGGTCCTTACATCAAATCTTTAGAAATGGACTTTCAGAAGTATAATAAAAATAAACCCATCATGAAACCTACTATTGACTCAATTATGAGAACATATCAAGATCATTTAGATGACTATTATAAGGCAAGTTAATGGCAATTATACAAATTAAAAGAGCAGCAGAAAGAAAACTTATTGCTTTGTCTCCTTCATTACCTACGGCGTTTGAATCAGTTACTTTTGACCCTCCTATTGGTTTACACCAAAGAGTTCAATTTACAATTCAAGCTCCTGATGACCCTGTTCTTGGTACTGGTTTTTATAGAGAACGAGTGACAATGCAGGTGTTTATAGTTGGTAATACCAACAAAGGTACTTCGGAAGTTTTAGAGCGTGCTGAACTTGTTCGCAATCATTTTGCAAAAGGTTTAGTATTAGATGAAGACGGTATAAAGATTCATGTTCTAAAAACTCCACAAATTGCAGGTAATTCTATTGCATCAGAAAGAGTAATTTGTCCTGTGATCATTCAGTTGGTTGCAGAAGTTTACTCTTATTAAACACGGTTGCTGAACCTAAACCAGTACATTTGCAAATGTTGATAATTAAATTAAGGAAAATGATATGGCAATCTCAAAAGGTGTATCCAAGCAAGTTGGATTCAAGAAAGAAACTACATGGGGTGTTTTACCCAGTGCCTCTGGTGCTAAATTACTTCGTAGGGTTACTGCTAGTTTTAACCTGATGAAAGAAGCATACGAATCAGGTGAAATTCGCACTGACCGTCAAGTCGCAGACTTTCGTCACGGTGTTCGTTCCGCAGAAGGTAGTTTGAACGGTGAACTATCCGCAGCAGCTTACTCTGAATTCATGGGTTCAATCGTAGGTAAAGACTTCGTTGCTGTGAGTCTAGGTGCTTCAGCTCAAATTACTGTTACTGTTTCAGGTACAACTTTCACATTAGTTCGTGCTTCTGGTTCATTTTTAACAGACGGTGTTAAAGTTGGTATGGTTGTTCGTGCCACTGGTCTAACAGCTACAGTAGACAACGCTAGAAACCTTCTTGTTGCTTCTTTGAGTGCTACAGAAGCGGTTGTTGTTCCTCTGAACGGCGGCACTATGGCGGCTCAAGCCTCTGCTACAGGTGTTACTCTCACTTCTCCCGGTAAGCAGACGTTTGTACCTGCTACTGGTCACACAGACGATTCTTACACTGTTGAAGAGTTCTACGCTGACATTGCACAGTCTGAAGTCTACACTGGTATGAAGGTAAACAGCATGTCTGTTCAGTTACCTGCTACTGGTCTGACAACTGTTGACTTCGCCTTTGCTGGTAAAGATTTGACACAGACAGGAACAACACAATACTTTACATCACCTACTGCACAAAGTAACAGTGGTATTTTTGCTGCGGTAAACGGTGTTTTGCTTATTGCTGGTGTACCAGTTGCATTGGTTACCTCTGCTGATTTCTCAGTAGAACGCGCTACAGAAAACGCTACTGCTGTTGGTTCAAACTCAGTATCAGAGATTTTCACAGGTCGCATTCGAGTTACAGGTAACTTAAGTGTTTACTTTCAAGATCAAGAGTTTCGTGGATTCTTTGATAATGAGACACCTGTTTCTATTGTCTTGACTTTAACTGCAGATGGTTCTGCTAATTCTAACTTCGTTACTTTTACTCTACCTAAAGTCAAACTTGGTAGTTTCACAAAAGACGATAACGAATTGGGTTTGATCGCTTCTTCAAGCTTCCAAGCTTTGTTGAACGATGTTACCACTGGTGGTTTACCTGCTACTACAATTCAGATTCAAGACTCAGCAGCTTAAAAGTTGACGAGTTAATTTGATATAAACCCTTCGGTCAAAAGCCGGAGGGTTTTTTCTTATTTACAACCTCTTGATTTATCTTGAAAATTATGTTATAATCATTACTTGATTAACAATAGAAAGGCTCCATCATGACATTTGATTTGGCAAAACATAATTACACAGAAATTGCAGAAGTCGGTTATAAGTTTGAGTTAAAACTTCCCGGAACAGGTGAAGGTACTGGAGTGTTCATTACCGTAAGAGGTGATCAATCAAAAACAGTAAAAGCTTTCGGTCGTAAAAAGTACAGTGAATTCAAGCTGCGTGAGCAACAAGCCAAACGCAGAGGTAAAGATGCTGATGACATGACATTGGAAGAAGCTGAAGAATTGAGTATTGAGTCAGCAGTTGTGAGAGTTATTGGTTGGTCCAACATCACAGAGAATACTAAAGAAGTTCCTTTCACCAAAGAAAACGCAGAACGTATCTTTACTGACTATTCTTGGATTAAAGATGCAGTAATGGAGGAAGCAGGTCAACTGTTAAACTTTCGCTGAAGAAGAGATAGAAGACGCAGTATCTTTTGCTAAACAAGAATTTGAACTTGGTAGAAAATTAGGTAATTCAGGGACATTGCGTGATCAGCTTAATTCCGTATGGAGACAAACTGGTATAAAACCAAAAGAGTTAGAACAGTTGAAAGAACTACCGGAATCTTGTGTTCCAGTATGGAAATGGTTTATCGACTTAAACAATTCAAGGTCTTCTAACGGGTTTGGTGTCAACCCTTTGTCTTATTCGGATATCAAAGCATATCTTGATCTGATAGGTGTTGAGGTAGAAGAGTGGGAGTTATATCTTATCAAGAGAATTGATAATGAAGCATTGAATTCTTACTCAAAGGAAGCTGAGTCAGAGCGAAAGAGAGCGTCTAAAAAATAAAGTAGTAGCCTTCTAACGAGGGCTTCTATGTTTGTGAATTTAAACAGTTCATAAACATAGATTCGTATCCATAACAGGAGAAATTAAAATGGAACTTTCAGAACTAAAATTCGTAGTAGATACGTCAGAATTGGATGCTGCTGCTAAGAAAATAGCGGAACTAGGCACTGCTGTAAGTAAAATAAACAAACCCTTGCAGGAGATGTCTAAGGAGTCTGCAAAGAGCAACAAGGAACTAGTTAAAGCTGAACAATCTGCTGCCAAAGCTGCTGCTTCTCAAGAAAAGCTAAAGATAGCTCAAGAAAAAGCAAATGAAGCCACTGGTAAATCAACCACCATGTTGGAGCGTCAGAATTTAATTCTTGAGTTCATGGCTCAAGGTAATTCAAAAGGTCAATCCTCTATTCTAGCTACAGCCAAAGCTGCCGGTGCTTTAGATGCCGATATGCTTTCTTTGAACGCTACACTTAAAACACAAAGAGCTTTGATCGGTGGTGACCCATTCGATAAGAGTATTGGTTTGATGCAGAAGCTTAAGAATGAATTTAAGACAAGTACGGAAGTATCTTCTTTATTCAACAAGAACTTAGGTTTAACAGAGAAACAAATGGTTGACCTTTCTCGTGAAAAGGAAAGACTGATTACATTGTACGGTATTGAAGGTAAAGATGTAAAAGGTCTTACTGCTGATTACGATGCATTGATTCAGAAAAGCGTAAGTATTAATCAGGCTAATAACACTCGTACAAATGAAATGAAGTCTCAGATCAAAGTACAAGAAGACACCGCTAAAGCAAGTGCTTATATGGCGACCGAATTAGACAGGGTTAACCGCTTAACATCGTCTGGTGGAAACATTACAACAGCTACAAATAGTAAAATTATCAAGTTCGAGAAAGCTTTGAAACTCTCAGGTAAAACTGCAGAACAACAAGTTGTTTCTTTGGAACGATACAAAAGAAGTCTTCAAAGTATACAGAAAGCTGGTGGTGATCGTCAGGTTGATTATTTGTCCAGAGCATTAGGTCCACAGATTACTGACGTTTTCGTTGGTCTGTACTCAGGTCAATCTCCAATGACAGTTTTAGTTCAGCAGGGTGGTCAGTTACGAGATCAGTTCGCGTTAGCTGGTGTAGCTGGTGCTGATATGGGTAAGATGCTTACCAAGGCTGCTGCAAGCATGATTAGCAGTGTTCAGGACGTTGGTCTTGCTATTGGTCAGGTGTTTGTAAATGCAGTATTGGGTTCTGGAAAAGCTGTTGTTGCTTTTGCAATGAAAGTTACAGGTACTGCACAAGTTGTAGAATACTTGCGATATCAGTTGGCCCTTTTAGCTGGCTCAAGTGGTATGGCAATGAAAGCTTTCTTAGCAATCGGAGCGGTGCTTACAGCAGTTGTTGGTGTAGCTGTTTTTGCATTAGGTGCAGGTCTTGTAGGACTGGTAGCATCAATAAGTAAGGTAATCAAAGAAGAAAACGAATTAAACAAAGCGCTGAACTTAACAGGTGCTGCTATGGGTGTTTCATTAAACATGGCATATGCTTCTGCTAAGTCAATGAATGATCTTGGTGTAAGTACTGGTGTTGCTCTATCTGTTATGACTGAGATGTCTAAAATTGGTGGAATGACTTCCGACAGTTTGGCAATGATCGCTACAACAGCACAAGCATTGCAAACTGCTTTTGATATACCAATTGAAGAGACAATAAAGAAATTCAAAGAGTTGCAGGAAAAACCAACAGAATCGTTAACTAAGTTAGCTATTGGTTTAGGTACTATACCTCTTGAGATTTTAAAACAAGTTGATGCTTACGAAAAAGCTGGTGATTCTGTAAAAGCAATAGCACTTGCTACTACATCATATGAAAATGCAGCAAAAGAAGCATCTCTTAGAACTGTTGATAGTTTTGGAACACTTACAAGATTGGGTATTTCACTGAAAGAAGTTTGGAATGAGACTTGGGAAACCATCATGGGTGTTGGTAGACAAGTACCTTTGCAAGATCAATTAGATGATGCGATTACTGCAGCAGCAAGAATATCGCTACAACAGTCAGCTAACAATCTTAGAGGTAGTGGACAAAGACTTGGCAAGGCAGAATCCGTAGTTAGGGATTTGGAAGCTCAGATCAAAGCTGAGAAAGATTTAGCAGCAGAACGTCAGAAAAACGCACTGGCTGCTATTCAGTTCGAAAAAGATGCTAAAGACAGAAAAACCGCAGCTAATAAAGCACAATCAGATGCAAATAAAATTGAAGACTCTTACCAGAGAATGATAGAGCAAGCTACTGCACTTTTACTTTCTCAAGCTGGTGCTGTGGAAAATCTTACAAAATCTGAAATAGCTTTATCTAAAGTGCAATCTACTGAAGACTTTCAGAAACAGTCTAGCACTAGACAAGAAAACATCAATAAGATTTATGAGCAAGCCAATGCTACTGAATTGTTGAAGCGCACAGAAGACGAAAGAAAAAGAGATGTTGATTTGATTGCTGGTTTGTACGGCAAGAGTTCAAACATGGGTGATCAGTACTACGCTACAATTGAAAAATTAGACACTGCTTTGTTGTCAGGTAATGTTTCATTGAAGGAATACGCAGAACTGCTAAACGTTGTGTATAAGACATCTTCTTCTTTCAAAGCTTTGGAATCTGCTGGTTCTTCAGTAGGTAAGAATATTTCTGATATAAATGCTGCTCGTGAAGGTATTGCATCTCAGTATGGTATGGATTTTAAATCAGATGATGAAAAGGCTTCGATTACTTCACTCTCTAAATTTAAGAGCGATAGTCTAAAAGCTGATGTAGAAATGGAGAAAAGAATTTCAGACGCTAGAAAAGTAATGAATGTTGCTGATTTCGAGCAAGCAAAGATACTTTATACTACTGAAAATCAATTGCAAAAAGACTTCCTAGAAGAGCGTTTGGCTAGAGAACAAGACACCTTGACAGATGCTTTCAAGCGCAATCAAGCGTACAGTGATGCCTTCGAAAATCTATTCAAAGGAATGGGTGATTCCATTGTTGATTTTGCTTTAACAGGTAAGTCATCATTCTCCGATATGGTAGAATCAATGTTAATTGGATTGCTTAAACTTGAAGTTCAAATGCAGATGACCAATGCTCTTAAAGCATCTGGTGGTGCTTCAGGTATAATGTCTAGTATAGGTGCAATGTTTGGTTTTGCTAATGGTGGTTCATTCAGTGGTGGTGGAATTCAACAATTCGCTAAAGGTGGTTCATTTAGCAACTCAGTTGTGGACTCTCCTACGCTGTTCAAGTTCGCTAAAGGTACTGGTATGATGGGTGAGGCTGGTCCAGAGGCCATTATGCCCTTACGCAGAGGCTCAGACGGCTCACTGGGTGTTGTCGCTAGTGGTGGTTCCACAGGTAATGTATCTGTCAATGTTGTAAACAACAGTACATCTCAAGCTCGCACAACTGAAACTACTGATTCTAAAGGTAACCGCAGAATTGAAGTTCTTATTGGCGACATGACTGCAGGTGAAATATCACGCAGTGGTAGCGCTTCTCAGAAATCTATAAAATCAACATTCGGTTTACAACCTCAACTAATTAGGAGATAATTAATGGCTTATAGTGTATCATGGCCTTTGGCTTTACCGCAAATACCTTTGAGTAATTATTCTGAAACAATTGGTGTGATCGTCATTCGTACTCAGACTGATCTTGGTCCTGCAAAGCAACGCAGAAGAGCGCAGCGTCCTGACATATTGAATCTAACATTCAACATGTCTACTACGCAATGCGAAACGCTACGTGCTTTTGTACAAGATACACTGAGAGGTACTATGCGTTTTGGTTTTACTCATCCGAGAAAACTTAGTGTTGTTGAAGCGAGGATAATTCCTCAAGGTGATGGTCAGATGTATACCATAAGTTACATCTTACCTGACTTTTATCAAATTGCCATAAACATGGAGATATTACCTTGAGTCGTTTAACTTCACTATCACCAAATGCACTGAAAGCTGTATTCTCTCCAGATTCAGATGATGATTTGATTATTTTATTGACAGTCTACAATCCTGTGAACGAGTCAGAAGTACTCGTAAGATTATCAGACGGTTTTACTAAGAGAATATCTGAAACAGATGATGAAGTAATATATGGGGTAACAAGTAATAGTTTTGACTATACTTTTATTCCCATGCAAATATCGCTACCGTCTGAAGATGAAGCACAGGCTCCAAGATGTTCAATTGTAATGCATGATGTTACTAGGTATCTGACTCCTATTATCAGAACAATGTCTGCACCTCCTAGAATTAAACTAGAGCTAGTACTGACTAAATCACCAGACGTAGTAGAAGTTTCTTTCTCTGATTTTTACATCAATAATTTTAGTTATGACAAGAACTCAGTTACAGCAGATTTGGCTATGACTGATTACGAAAGAGAACCCTTTCCAATGCACTCGTTTACTCCGAGGTATTTCCCCGGAATGTTTTAAAGGAATAGTATGAATTTTGAAAAATATATAGGTATCCCTTACGTTGAAAAAGGTAGGGTAGATACAGGTATTGATTGTTGGGGATTAATTCGTTTAATCTATAAGAATGAATATAATATTACTTTACCTAGTTTTAGTGCAGAATATCAAACAGAAGATAGTGATAGAATTGAAGAGTTGTTTGCACAGTATAAAGAAGGTTGGGAAGAATCAGATTCTCCTTCTGAAGGTGATGTTGTAGTATTTAGAGTTTTTGGGTATGAGTCACACGTTGGTATGGCTGTAAGTGCAACTCATTTTATTCACTCTAGAGAAGGTAGAGATACTGTTATTGAATCTTTTGCTAACGCTAAGTGGGCTAGAAGAATTACTGGTTTTTATAAGTATTCTGAGAAAAATAATGTTGTACTAAATGCAGTGCCTCATCCTTTAAAAACACAAAGATACACATTAGCTGTCGTACCCGGTACAAATGTAGCTGAGTTAGTGCAGAACATAAGTTTGCAATACAATATCGCTGCAGAATTAAAAAGCAGAATTAATGTTTTAGTAAATGGTAAATTAGTAAATCAAGATGAGTGGTTGACAACTACTATCAAAGAACACGATGCAATCGAGTACAGGGCTGTAGCTGGTAAAAGTGCAATCAGACTAGTAGCTGTCATAGCTTTAGCGTATTACGCACCAATGCTTGCTGGTTCACTCACAGGGTTTACTTCTGCTGCCGCCGCTGCTACAGTGATGGGTGGGTCAGTTGGATTGGGTCTGGTTGCTATGAACATTGCTGCTTCTGCTGCTATTGTCATGGTTGGTTCATCCTTAATCAATGCTATTGCACCAATTAGACCTTCAGTCAATGGTGGTGGTGGTGGTTCAGGTAAAGACCCCGGTTCAGCAGAACGTCAATTGTTGGTCAACGGTGGTCAGAACAGAGGAAACCCTTATGGTGCTGTTCCTGTTGTTTTAGGTAAAATGAGAATTACACCTTTGCTTGGTAGCAACAACTTTCTTACTTATGAAAACGAAAGAGATAGTTTCTTATCAATGCTTTTAGTTTGGGGATATGGTCCATTAGAAATTGATGACAATAGTTATAAAATTGGTGAAGTACCATTGTCCGGTTTCACTGAAGTAACAAAAATTACATTAGATCGCAAGATAGAACCAAGTGAAGAAGTCAAAAGAAACTTTGATGCTATTTACGGTAAAGATGTTACGCAAGTAAATACAAATGCTGTATTAGTTTGTGATGGTAACCCTGAAGTTTCTGTAACTCCCGGTCCTTTCTTTGAAGCGGCAACGACAGAAGCCGTTAACTCTTTGACATTGGCTTTGCACTTCCCGCAAGGACTAAGAAGAATAATTGTGAAGGGTGATGGTTCTGGAAATTCTTCTGCAACGTCAGTAACATTTAGAGCAGAAGTTTCTACAGATGTTGGTGCCACTTATTCCTTGTTAGAGACATTTACAATTGGTGGTGATTCTGCTAAGAAAGATGGTTTTACATTTACCAAAACTTATTCTGGTTTAAACTACGACAGATTGATTGTTAGAGTTCGTAGAGAAACTGGTGACAACATTGAAGATAACGCAACTGTAAGATACTACTTTACATCCGTTTTGCAGAACGTTACTTTCTTAAGAAATGCAAATCCTGCTGTTGACCCTGTTGGGGCTAAGATCGCAAAGACTGCGTTTAAAATCAAAGCCAGCGATCAACTAAACGGAAACATTGAAGGTATAAGTGCAATTGTTCAAACATTCTGTAAAGTATGGAACGGTTCAGCATGGGTAGACGGTGCTACAAGCAACCCTGCAGCCTTAATGCGGTACATTCTAGAGCATCCTGCAAACCCTAGAAAGGTGACAGATGTAAACACTCAGACTGATCTTCCTCAGTTGCAGTATTTTTACGATTACTGTGAAACTAATGGTTTTGAATACAACAGTATCTTAGGTGATGTCAGAAGCGTATTGGAAGTTATTAGAGATGTTTGTGCTGCTGGTAGAGCAAGTCCTGCACTGATAGATGGTAAATGGACAGTAATTATTGACCAAGAGAAATCCAATGTTGTTCAGCATTTCAGTCCACATAACAGTTTCAACTTTGAAGGTAGTAAGGTATTGCCAAAGCGTCCTGATGGTTTGCGTATTACTTATTACGATGAAGAAAAAGACTATCAAGAATCTGAAATAATTGTATATGAAATAGGTAAGAACGATTCAAACTCTAGTTTATTTGAAAGCATGACTCTTCCGGGGGTTACCAAAAGTTCTCTTGTAGTTGATCATGCTCGTTGGCATCTTGCTCAAATGAAACTTCGTCCAGAGATTTATACTATAGAAACAGATATTGAATATTTAGTATGTAATCGTGGTGATCGTGTAAAAGTAATGCACGATGTTCCACTGTGGGGTTTAGGTTCTGGTAGAGTTAAAAACAGATTGTCTAGTACACAACTTGAATTAGATGAAGAGATTCCAATTGAAGCAAACAATCAATACACGATTCGTTTCAGAAGTAAAACTGGTGCTTCAATCACAAGAACTCTTGCTCCTAAAACTATAGGTGGTTATTACTCAATAATCGATTTGACAAGTTCAGTTACTGCTAATGAGGCAGATTATGGAGATTTGTTCTTATTCGGTGAATTGAATCAGGAATCTGAAGACTTGATAGTTTTGAGTATAGAACCTTCTAGTAATAATACAGCTAGAATAGTAATGGTTGATTATGGTGTAGCTAATGATTATAATATCTTTAATCAATATTTAACACTAAGTGAAAGTACAGTATTTGAATCACAGATTACTTTACCTCCTGTTTTTCAGATAGAAGGTTTCGGTGATAAAATTCCAAGCATAACTGGTTTTGTAAGTGACGAATCGGTAATGGAAAGAGTTTCTAAAGGTGTGTTTAAATACAACATAAATGTTTCATACTTTAATGCTGCTGCGTTGCCTGTAATTACAGATTATATAGAAGTACAGTATGATTTGTCCTCATCAAACACATCTGTTAACTTTAAGTCAATAATTGTACCTTTCCAAAAAGGTTCTGCAAATATTACTGATGTGAACGAAAACGAAACTTATAAAGTTAGAATGAGATACATCGGTCGCAATGGTAAGATAGGAAATTGGACTAATTACAGTGATCACACTGTTGTTGGAAAAGCAACTGCTCCATCTGATGTTACTTTGCTTACTATTTCTGCTGACAAGTCAAGCGGTCAATTGCTTTTATCTTGGCATCCCAATGCTGAGTATGATGTTTCTACTTATGAAGTAAGAACAGAGGATTCTGGTTTCGGAGTTGAAGATTTCCGCAGAATATTCTACGGTGATGCTACTAAGACTTTTGTTAAATACAGAGCAAATGGTTCCGCTGTTTTCTATGTAAGAGCAGTTGACACTTCTGGTAATTATAGTTTGAACAGTACTTTGGTTACTTTTATACCTGAAGATGTTCCAAATATTTTAGATATTGATTATTCATATTCAGATACAGCATTGACAAGTGCTACTGTTACGTTAACTTGGGCAGATGTTACTACTTCTGAGTTTGAGGTTTCTTATTACGAAATCTATTACGATTCAATAGTAAGAACTGTTAGAGCTAACAATATAACTTTACCTGCCAACTGGCTTGGTGATAGATTGTTTACTATAAAAACAGTAGATTTGCAAGGTAATGAGTCGTCTGGTTATTCTGAAATTATTGCAAAACTAGCTCCTAATCCTCCCTTTGATCTAAGATCGCAAGTTGTTGATAACAACGTCATGTTATTTTGGACATTGCCAAATAGAACTTCTTTACCAATTGACCACATATTGCTAAAGAGAGGTAATACTTACGAATCCGCTTCTGTAATTGGTGACAAAAAAGGAGCATTTACTACTATTACTGAAAATACAGGAGGTGTGTTTACTTACTGGTTAGCTGCTGTGGATACAGAAAACATAGAAAGTGAACCAATTTCAATTACCGCAACAGTAGCAGAACCTCCTGATTTCGTTTTTAATGCGAATTTCATTAGTGATTTCACAGGTACTAAATCTTCTGCTGCTTTTGATGGAAGTATATTGGCATTGCCTATAAACACTACTGAAACTTTTGAACAGCACTTTACTACAAGATCATGGGTTAGCCCACAGTCTCAAGTTACCGCAGGGTTTCCTATCTTTATCCAACCTACTAATGCATCAGGCTTTTATGAAGAAGTATTTGATTTCGGTCAACCACTTGCTTCAAGTAGAATTCTTTTGAGCATAGAAGGATCGGCTATTGCAGGTTCTCCAGTTGTAGTACCAAACATAAGTTTGTCACTTGACAATTCTACTTACATAGATTATAATGGTGTAACTGATGTTTTTGGTACGAACTTTAGATATATAAAAATTAAAGTTGTTGTAAATAGTGCACCTCCAAATGTAGGTTTGTTTGAGATAACTCAATTGTCAGTAAGGTTAGATGCTAAACTCAAAAGTGACACTGGTAAAATATCAGCGTCTTCTTCTGATGCTCTGGGTTCAATAGTCAACTTTACCAAAGAGTTTATTGATGTTCAAAGTATTAATTTGTCCCCATTAGCAACTACACCAATCATTGCTGTTTATGACATCAAAGATAATTTTGCTTCGGGTACTTATTCAGTAAGTTCAGGTGTATGTACTGTTACTATCAATTCTCATGGTCTTATAACGGGTCAGGACTTGAAGTTCTTTACTAACTCTGGTGGTGCTATATCTGGTATTTACACTGTAACTGGTTTTACTACTAACACTTTCACCATAACAATGGCAACAGCAGATACAACAGGAACTTCTTCGATGTACCCTCAATCTTTCAGAATTTACTTATTTGATAATTCAGGTATAAGAGTAAGTTCAACAACGTCTTGGTCTATTAAAGGATATTAAAAACATGGCAGATCATTTAAAGCCAACGATTACTAGTACTTATGCTAACTTTGTAACTGAACTAGACGGTAGATTTGATGACTTAGCAGTGGGGCTGGACCCTGCTGTTACTACAGCAACAAATTTACCTACTGGTTCTATACGATGGTCAAGTGCTAGTAACAAATGGCAGAAATTCAATGGTTCAGGATACGTTGACTTATCGTCTTTGTACTCTATAAACATCTCAGGAAATGCAGGGTCAGTGACAAATGGTGTTTATACCAATGCTACCTATTCAAATCCAACTTTCATTACTTCACTGTCTGGTACAAAGATTACTGGTGACATCTCAGGCAACTCTCTGAGTGCAACTAAGTTATCCAATGCTAGAAATATAAACGGTGTACCTTTTGATGGTACAGTAGCTGTTTCAATTAACTTGAACAACAATGTTACTTTTAATAACACAGGAACGGGTTCAGCATCTGGTATTGCTTACAGTGGTAGCAATGCTACTACAGTAAGTTATAACACTATAGGCGCACCATCTGTTCTTGGAGTAGGAGCAAGTGGTGTTTGGGGTATTAGTGTCTCAGGTACGGCTGCTACTTTAACTACAGCAAGAACTATTAATGGTACTTCCTTTAATGGTGGTGCTAATATAACAACATCTAATTGGGGTACAGCTAGAACTATTACCATAGGTGCTACTGGAAAGTCACTAAGTGGTTCTGTTGATGTCGCTTGGTCCGTAGCTGAAATATTACCAACAACGACAGCATTGTCTATTGCTAATTTAACAACCACTGGTGATATTTACGCTGGTGGTAACGTAACCGCTTATTCAGATGAACGTCTGAAAAAAGATTGGGAAGTATTACCTTTGGACTTTGTTGATAAACTTTCAGGTGTAAAGGTGGGTACTTATACAAGAATTGACAGTGGAGATAGGCAAGTTGGTGTATCAGCACAGAGTCTACAATCTTTGATACCTGAAGCAATCAAAAACAATGGTGATTATCTTTCTGTTGCTTATGGAAATGCTGCACTGGCTGCTTGTATCGAATTAGCTAAAGAAGTGGTTGATCTAAAAGAACGTCTTCGTAAACTAGAAAGTATTTAAATGAATAATATACAAAATTTTAAGGGGAATGTTTATGGCTTTACCAAGTAGTGGTGCAATATCACTTTCACAAGTTAACGTAGAATTAGATTTAGGAGCTACAGCAACTATCAACATGGGAAGCTCTGGTGTTCGTGGTTTGTTTGATGTTGCTAGTGGTGCTATCTCAATGAGCAATGGGTATGGTAAAGCTAATGCCTTTGTATTTACTCAGACAATCTCAAGCAGTGTACAAAACTACAATCTACGCAGTGCTATGCTCTCAGCGGGATATCCGGGTAGTGGTGCATTTAATGCAACGATAACAATTAACTCTGGTGTATATGTATGGTCTGATAGTGTTGCTACGGCAGGTTTTGATACAGGTTCATTATCAGGCGGCACTATAAATATTACCAACAATGGTTTCATCATTGGTAGGGGTGGCAACGGTTCCGGCGCTCTCAACTCCGCTGGTAACCCCGGTGGGCCAGCAATGTCTATTTCTCACAACGTGAACATGACTAATAACAGCTATATAGCTGGTGGTGGTGGCAGTGGAGGTCAAAGAAATGGTGGTGGTGGCGCAGGTGGTGGCTCTGGTGGTACTGGTCAAAGTAGTTCAGGTAGCCCCGGTGCTGGTGGAGCAATAGGCGCAGTAGGTGCACAAGGTGGTACTTGTCAAGGTGGCGGTCAACCATCTCCTGTAACTTCAATGGCTCATGGCGCAGGAGGTGGAAGGCAACTTCCCGGTAGTGGTGGTGCTAGTGGTGGAACTGGTGGAGCCGCCCAAGGAGGTGGTGCTGGGGGTTCTGGAGGTTCTTTCAGGCTTTCAGGTCTTCCCGGTAGTGGTGGAGCAATACAATCACAAGCTGGTGGAGGCGCTGGAGGTGCCGCAGGTAATGCTGGTGGCGGAAGTGGACACAATCGAGACGGGGTAGGTGGTGGTGGTGGTGGTTGGGGAGCATCGGGAGGTACTGGTTCTATTAATAGAGCTGGAGGTGCTGGTGGAAAAGCTATAGCCTTAAATGGAAACTCAGTCACATTCAATGCAACAGGTACTCGCTACGGCGCAACTAGTTAATAAGGAAAATATATGTCAACAAACAAAAAGTATGAAGTTTACAATCAACTGACAGGTCAGTCAGAAATGGCAATTGACTTCTCTGATATTAAAATTATTCAGTCAAGAATCAGAGAAGAATATCTAGCTAATATTGAAGGTTTATTCGCAATCACAGTTCTTGTAGAAAATGAAGATGGTTCATGGACTCAAAGTGAATCTGATGAAAATGGTGAACCTGTAGCTCAACCAGACTTTGTATATGATGAAACTTTATATCCAGAATACACAGATACACAACAACCTTGATTTAGGTAAATAACAATGTTATAATATATTATAATAGTTATCATAGGTCACCTTCGGGTGGCCTATTTTATATTCACCACTAACCGTATGGAAAGAGCATAATGCAAGATGTAATTGAACACCGCGTAATAAAGCTAGAATTGAGAGTACAAGATCACGCGGAAGAACTTAAAAAGCTTCAAGATATATCTACAGATTTACGAAAGTCCTTGAGCGGTATTGAGAAATCATTAAATCAAATAAAATACTTAGCAACAGGTGCTATATTTGTGATTCTTAGTCAAGCCATAGGCATTACCAATGTATTGAAAGCTATAGTTTTATAATAGGTGAAGAGAATGGAACCGATCACAACAGCATTTGCTGCACTTGGTGTAGTAAAACAAATTGTAGGTTTAGTCAAAGAATCTTGCAAGACAATAGACGATGTTTCAAGTCTAGGACCAATGCTAGGCAAATACTTTGACAGCAAGCAGAAGATAACTAAACATTATCAGAAGGCTCAACAGCGTAGTTTTGAAGGTTCTAACATGGCATATGCTATGGAAATAGAACTTGAGTTAGACAAGATGAAAGAGTTTGAAAGACAAGTGCAAATGATGTTCTTTCAAGCGAACAAGATAGACGTTTGGAATAAGATACTCAATCGTGCTGCTACGATGGAAAAAGATTCCAAAGTGAAACAAAGAACAAGAAACGTTGAAGCAAAAAAACGAAAAGAAAGAGCCAAGTTAATCTTAGCAATCTTGATAATGGTTGTTTTATTATCTCTATCTGGTTACAGCATATATGAGGCATATAGTTTTTGCCAAATCAGTGGTTGTGGTTATTAATTTATTTACATAAGGACATTTCATGTTTCCTCTTACAGCGTTACTAGGTATTGGTAGTAAGCTAATTGACAAGCTCATTCCAGACCCGCAAGAAAAAGCCAAGGCTCAAATAGAGTTGGCTAAAATGGCACAAGATGGTGAATTGGCTAGTATGGCTAACGACACTAAAATGTTCGAGTTAGAACAAACTAATGTTTCTAACAGGTGGACTTCTGATATGTCTAGCGATTCTTGGTTATCTAAGAACATCAGACCAATGAGTTTAATTGCAATTTTTGGTGGTTATTTTCTTTTCGCCATGATGTCAGCATTTGGTTACAACGCCAATGAGTCATATGTAACATTGCTAGGAAATTGGGGAATGTTGGTTTTTGGTGCGTATTTCGGTTCACGTAGCCTTGAGAAAATCACAGAGTTAAGGAGTAAAAAATGAATCTAACAAAGAACTTCACTTTGCACGAACTCACCAAGAGTGAAACTGCATTACGAAAAGGTATGGACAATCAACCATCAGAAACCGAATTGAACAGTCTGATAATTTTAGCACAGGAAATCTTACAACCTGTTCGTGACCATTATAAGATGGGTGTAAAAGTTAACAGTGGTTACCGTAGTCCTCTTGTCAATAGTGCTGTTGGTGGGAGTAGAACAAGTGATCACATGACAGGTGCTGCTGCTGACATAGAGATTCCTTCTGTACCAAACGCAGACCTTGCTCTTTTCATATCACAAAATTTTAAGTTTACTCAGATTATATTAGAATTTTATACTCAAGGTATTCCTGATAGTGGTTGGGTTCATGTATCTTATGACCCTAACAACTTGAAATGCCAAGTAATTACTGCTGTAAAAAATACAGAAGGTAAGACTGTTTATTTAAACGGTATTCATATATAAAAAGAAAACCCCTATAAGATTCCGTAAGGTTTCCTATAGGGGTTTTTTTACGTCTGTGCGTTATGCACAGAACTCTTGTAATTGCTCTACTGACATTGCACCAGTACTTCTTTTAAGTACTTGATTATCTTCAATTAACAAAAGAGTAGGTACACCTCTTATTGCGTATTCAGATGCAGAAGTAGCATCTTCATCAATGTCAATTGAAGTCACCTGAATAGTAAGTTCTGACAACTCGATTGTCTTCTTCAGTTGCTTACAAGGGTTACACCAACTTGCACTATATACTACTAGATTTTTCATTGTTTCCTTTCGTTATTGGCAAGCTTCGCACTCACCTTTACTTGCTTGTACACCAGCCTGAGTATAAATGTAATACAAAGCTAGGATATTAGGGTCACGAAAAGCTTCAGCGTGAACTTCAGCAATCCAAGCGGGGTCTTCATCAGCAGCAAAGAACAAGTTCAATGACTGCCATTGATCAATATACTTACTACGTGCAGAAGCTAATCTTAACACAGCTTTCTGATTAATCTCAAAAGCAGTTTTAAATACTAACTTTTCTTCTTCAGTCAACCATTCTACGTGCTGAACAGAACCTTGCTTATCTGTAATCTCCTGAACATGTTTCTTTGTATAAACACCTTTCTTTTTCATCAAAGTAAGCAACACAGGATTCAATCGATCAATTTCACCAGCAGAAGTTGTCTGATTGTAACTCATTGCGGGGTCAGGGTTTATACCTTCTGATATACCACCCATTAGCAAAGCAGTTGATTTAGTAGGCGCAATAGCTATTAAGTGGGTGTTGCGAATACCATAGCCTTTGCACCACTCTGGTTCACCTAATATTACAGCCATTTCTTTTGTAGCAGTTTCTGCTTGATTCCAAATAACTGTCTGAATCTCTTGACTTAGCATGTGTGCATCAAATCCCTCAAATGGTAACATCTCTTGCATGAACAGTGTATGAATGCCACACAAACCCAAACCTAACGCTCTGCTCTTCTTGGTGAATCTGACGGCTTTCT